GGTAAATTAAGAAGAAAAGATAATAATATAGATAAAAGATTTCATTTCCATTGTTTAAGACATAAGTTTATTACATTGTCCGGAAATAGCGGCATACCTATGATTCAAATAAAAAATATTGTAGGTCATGCAAACTTACAACTTACTGAAAATGTATATTATCATAATTCCAACGAGAAGAATCTTGAATCAATAAAGAATTTAAACATACCTTTAAAACTCAAAAAATAGGCAAAATTTGCGATTATTTTGCTAACGAGTATCAAAAATACTTGCATTTACATTCATTTGTTTGCATGGCTTTGCATAGTGATTTTGTCGTCAATAAAAGCCACCTAAATTGATTTTATAGATGGCTTTTTGGTTTTATATATAAATTGCTGCCAACGAGTTTTTAACCTCGTCAACAAATCTTTATTTTGCGATTATTTCGCTAACGGTTTCCCGTATTTATTTCCTAATTACTTTTAACTATTATACTTAAGCAACACTATTTTTTCAAGCATTTTAAACTTCAACAAAGTTTTTACCATCCTTTGTTGTTAGTCTTTGCATATATTTTACATCTTTTTCATTAAACGGTATTTTTACCATTGCGATATGATTCCAAAATTTACCATTAATTTTTTCTTTTATGAGTTGCCTATATATAATATTTATTTTCCCGGATTTTATATCATTAAAAACTTCATCAACTGTTTTATCTTTAACTAATATGTCAGCTGCTTCACCGAAACAATGTTGACTTGTTTTGCTTCCGCCAACTCTTTTATTTAATGTGTCGCCACGAAAACCACTTGTAACCGTTACAGGTTTACCATAATAAGCCCGAATCGGTTCTAATATATAATTACATAAAATATATAAATTATTCAAATAAGGTTTAACATCTTCTTCTTGATTAGATGCTAAATCTTTATGATCTGTAATTAATAATTCTTTTAATGTAAAATGCGGTGATAATTTCAAATTTTTTACCTTTTTTGAAATAAGAAAATCTCTTATTTTAAATTTTTATTAAATCTTGAAATAAGGGAGCCGCAATCTCCCTCATTTTCCCCAGAATATCCCATGATTTTTGCATTGTTAAGAGGCACATAGGATTTACTATTCAAAATCTCCAAGTCAATTTAATAAATTTTCCTTCAACTGTTTCTTTGCTTATAGGCATATACAATTTATTTGTAAATTCAACTTTTGGTATATACCCTTTTTCTTTAGCTTTGTAATAAACAAAGCCCCACTTTGCTACTTTTAGTATTCATTCACTCTTTTTGCCGATAAAACTTCCATCCGGATTAACCAGAGAAAAAACACTTAGCAATCTGATTAATGTTGCCAAAGCATTATCGTCTTTTGGTGTAGGTGTTAATTTAACGATGACCGTTGCAACGGATACAATTCCGCCAACTATGGCCAAAACACTTTCCCAATTTGTTTTAAGCCATGCAATGATACCTAAAAAGCCCGTTGCGGAATTTCCGCCATCTGCAAAAACGGATGCAACAAACACTACACATACAACAACTACACTTACTACAAACATCAAAAGTTTCTTCATCTTTTTACCTCCTTATTTTTTGTCAATTTCTGTTCTAATTTCATCAATCCTATGATGAGCCGCTTTTGTTGATTGTTCAACAATAGTCATTCTCTCTATAAGATTGTTATGTTTATCTTGTTTTTCTTCCAACCGTTTAATATTTTTGTCAAACTCTTCTTTTATTTCTTTTTGTCTTTCCTTGAAATCGTCTAATTTTTCAACGATATGTTTTTTAAAAGCAATTACACTTCCAACCCACATGCCTATTGAAACTAAATTTGTAATTAAAAGTATATAAACCTCAGTTGACAAACTCATTTATTATGCTCCTAATTGTTGAATTTTTTGTCTTATTGCTGCTGCTTCTGCTTCTAATTCATTCAATTTATCAATGTCGGCTTGTGTTTGTGTTCCTGCTTCTTTTGCTCTTAAAGGTCTTATTGTTTGTGCATCAATTCTGTTGAGTTGCTGTATCAAATTATTTTTTTGAATCTGTTTTTCTCTCTTTTCAACTTCGCCAAAAATAAAATCGATCTGCTCTTGTGTTTCAAAATCTTTTGCAGTCATTTTTTTGATTGAAGGATAAATCAATTTAAGATAATCAGCCTCATATTTCGTTTGTCCTTCAACTTGTATTTCGGTGATATTCCTATACAATTCAACTTGCTGATATCCTTTTGGCAACTCCGTAATCTTAAAATTTTGTTCCGGCATTTCATCTAAAATAATTCTGTGCATAATTTATTTCCTCCGTTAATTGTTTTTATATTGCATAATTTTTTTAATTTACTCATATCTATTTTTCTTTCAATCCAATTTTGCAAATTAAAACTGTTAAACCATTTAAAATTACCTATTCTACAGGAAAGCCTCACAGCCCAATATCTGCAGGGCTTTTTAATATAATTTTTTAAAGTTTTAAACATTCCCATTAGATTTCTTTTTCTAAGCAAAACATACTTATAAAAAAATCTATAACCTAACATATCAATGCCTCTGTCTGATACTTTAAAAATTTGCCAATTACTTTTTAGCTTTAAACCTATTCTGTCTAACATCTCAACTATTAACTCAATTAACCTATGTAATTTTCTTTTATTTCCGGATAAAACAATAAAATCATCTACATAACGAAGATAATAATTAACTCCGTCCGCTTGTCTTATTGCAGTATCCATCTCAAGCAATAAAAGATTTTCAAACCATGCTGAAGTATAATTACCTAAAGGCAAACTATTCATTGAATTAGCAACTTTTCTTAATAGGTCTAAATACTTTTCATCCTTAACAAACTTTTCAAAAGCAGCAATAACATATTTCGGTTGAATGTTGTCGTAGCATTTTTTAATATCGCATTTTAAGCAATATTTTGTTCCTTTGTAATCTTTGTGTAACCATCTTGTAATTGCTTTATAACCGAAATGAATCCCTCTGCCTTGAATTGAAGCAATTGCATACGGATCCAACCTTTTAAATAAACGGTCATAAACTAAATCTATTAAAAGATGGTGAACACATTGGTCAGGATAGAAGACAGGTTTATGTAAAATTCTTTTCTTTTTAGACGGTTGGTCAATAATATTACAAACTTTATATGGTGATGGTTTGTAACTTCCGGACAACACTATTCTTTGCAAATCTTTTGCAAAAAGATCGATATTGTCAATAACTTTTTTAACGGCAATTCTTTTCGTTTTATGTCTTGCCGCTTTTAAAATTATTTTTTTACAATAATCAACCGTAATTTTTTCTTCTGTTATTAAATAACCTAATCTTTTCATAATATAAAACCTCGTTTTATATCTTTCAGACTTTTCAACTTGCTTATCTCTCTATAAGCAATCTACTAAGCCTGCCCTTGTTGCACTATTTTCACCAAGTGGTGAGGATTATATAGACAATAAAAAACTTTATTTAATTTAGATATTAAACGAGGCGGCAGCCATTATTACGATTAGTATTAGAAACAGCATTATTCAAATTCAAGTAGAACCCGCCAGCATTAGCCCCATTATTACAGGTACCGCCCTATCTATATAACCCCTGCTACAACTACTTTATTTTTATTTATAACCCCCTTCATTTCGTTTATTTTGCAAAATTTTTGTGGCAAGCCACATTTATTAAGGGGACAAGGGATTTTCCCCTTAAACCCCTTTTCTTAAAGGGCTCTACGGAACAAAAACGAGGCGGCAGCCACGAGAACGAGCAGAATCAGAAACAGCAGTACTCAAATTCAAGTAGAACCCGCCAGCATAAGCCCCAGAAGCACAGGCACCGCCGTAAAAACCACGATATACAGTATTATTTGCATGTGCAAAATACTGTTGGTCGCCAGATTTTCCACTTCCGGCATCGCCTTTAAACAAGAAAATATCGGCATTTAAGTTAGCCGTAGCATTAAATAAGCCGTTATTAACACTTGCAGAAGGCACTGTTCCACCTACATCAATCCAATTTGCTGTTATGGTTGCTTTGCTATAGTCAACTGTTCCGTCCGGATTAGGATTGACATATACAACTTCATTCGTTCCGTCGCCAACTCCCGCAATTCCGCCTAAAAATGTTCCGCAATTGCCGTATAAATTTATTAAGCCCATTGTAGCAACAGGTCTTCTGTCGCTTGCAATAGCACTATTTCCCGTATTCTCGCCGTCTAAACCTAAAATATCATCAATATTCCCTACGGTCTGCATACCTCTTGTCCACTTAGTTGTGCCTGCGGTTGTGCTTACTGTTCCATCAATAACAACTTTTGTATAAGCCGTATCATCGTTTTCAATTGTATAATCTTCAGAAGATACAACTTTATACCAAACAGCTGTTGCCATAGAAGCACCTATTGCAATACATTTCATTGTATCCGGAACAGAACTTTGATTTGCTCCCGTCCATTCACTTTTTTTAACAATGATAAAGTTCGAATCAGTTTCATCAGTTTGACATAGTAAACTATCACTCCAACCCGATGTATTTCCTTTGCCTACAAAACTTTGCCAATCCAAGCTTGCATATTTTACTAAACCTAAAAGCTGCAAAGATAGCATTTCTTTATAGCCAAAAACTCTGCAACCTCTTGTTCTTGCAAGGTTTTCAAACTCTACAATGGTTTTATATGTCAGCGGGCAAAGGTCATCTCTTAAACCAAATCCGCCGTCTTCTTCTTCGGCACTTTCTCCTATTGCATAAACGGATATTGGCCACCATTCATGCAATACTCCGTTTCTGTTGTGCATAGGGCTTACTTTATAACCAGCAGAGGTTTTGTCCTCTGCAGAAATTATTACAGTAGGTTTGCCGTTTGAATCAATTGAAAGTTTATACCAGAAAATATGGAAAAATCTAAAAAGATAATTTCCGGGCTTTAAATGTTTTCTGTTGTCTTGCCCTGTTTCGAAACATTCGTCATATTCAAGTGTATCTTGAATTGCATACACTTCCATTTTTTGAGATGTTTCGTTATATCTGCAAACAGCATAATAACCTTTAAAAGCTTCGTGTTCTGCAAAATCATCAGTTGCTTCAACCAAATCTGTTCCCGGAACACAACTTAAACTTGTTGCTGCAAGTTTTCTTGTTCCGGAACTTGTTACAAGGTCAAAAGTAACTCCTAATTCTTCATGGCTTTGCAAACTATGGTCGTATACAAATTCAGTCGTTGCAACATTTTTAGATATATCGCCTTTAGGCATTGTGTTGGCTTTCAAAGCTCCCGAAAAAGTTTTCGGTCCTGTAATTGTTTCTTCTTCGCTCTTATGAACTAAATTCGTTTGGTCATCTGCAACCAAATCGCTACCGTTCCAAGAATAATATACTCCATTATAAAGATAAGAAACCTCTGTGCTTGGAGTTACACCACTATCTTTTGTTGTTGTAGTTAAAGCAGTATATATTTTACCATCATAATACCACTTACTACCGCTTGCATAAGGAGTAGAAGGCTCTTCGCCTTTTGCTATTAATGCTACTACTCCGGATTTTCCGCCGCCACCTGCACCGCTACCAGCTACGATTGTATCTACTAATGTTCCGTTAGACATTTATTGCACCTCCACAATTAAATTTGAAGAAGTAACATCTGTCAAATCGCATTTAACAAAACGATTTCTGATTTTAAGTTCTGTGAACACACCAACATGCAAAACAACATCTTTGCCTTCTTCATCCTGCAAATTGAACCAATTCGTTCCATCAAGCGATCCTAATAACTTAATTTCTCCAGATGTTACTGTCCCTCTTGCTAAAAAAGAAACTCCGTCTGTTCTACCACCAGCACTTTGTGCTACTTCCATCAAATTAACACTTCTGTTTATTTGTGGATCTGCTGACAAATCTACAATTTTAACCATTTTTTCCTCCCCTGTGTATATATTTGTATCTATTAAGTCAGAATACTTGACTTCTACTTGTTGATAAGAGTCCGTTACAACTAATTTTCCTGCACTGTTTGCATTTACAAAGAACTTATGTCTTACCGCATCATACAGTCCGGACATTCCGTTGTATTTTGCAGGTTTTAAATCTGCAATTAAACTTTCTTGTGTTGAATTATAAACTTTTGCCGATCCTAAATAAGCATTTTCATTACTGAAGAAATCCATTTCGTTAATATAATTTTTCCCTGCAAATATAAAAACATCCTTGTTGTTATAAGAAGAAACATACGAAGCAAAGTCGTAAGAAAATTCATATGGATTATAATTTATACCACTCGATGAAGAAGAACCGCCCCAATCTCTTTCTATATGACTACCTAATAGCCATAAACCTTTAGGAGAAAAAGAAGTTGCACTATAATGTATTGTTAAACCAAATACACATGCTCTACTACCAGAAGACAAACTTGCTGTTCTTACTCCTTCAATTACTATACGACCAATATCAGAACCTAAAATATCCGGATCGATATAAGCATTACCTTCCGCATAAATATAATTGAAAAATTCTAATTCGCTTTCATCTTCTATATCGTAACTCGTTGTAGATACTGTTTTTTTAGTATCAACTTCATAGATTTTTTCGTTATATTCAATAGCTGTAATATCTATATTCAAGTCTTCGTCTTTTTTCATATTGGTTATACGGTATTTTTTTATTTCTTTTGTGCTTTCATAAAAAGAAAAAATATCGTAACCTTGCGGATCCAAAGTAAAATCATCTTCAACTTCAATTTCTCTTGTTGTCCCGGATTCGCTGTTTAATACATCTTTTTCAACAATAGTATCATCACTTAATTTAATTTGTATTTTGTATGTTTTGCCCTCTTCTATTGATAAATCACAATCTACTGTAATAATACCATCTTCATACGATATTATTCTTCCGGATTTATTGAAAGAATTGTTATCATGGCAAACCGCAATAACATCTCCGGGCTGACACATCACCGCATCAACCGCCGCTTTAAAAGAAATTATCTCATTTATATATTTATCTTGTTTAAGGAAATATTCTCCGGCAATTCGAGCATATTCAGCCGTATTTGCAAATACTCTTATGCTTTTACTTCTTATACCTATTTTGTTTATACTTTCCTGATCTTCAACGGTTACTACATCTTGTTTATAATTGTTCTTTTTATCGTAATATGTAATATCTATAGAATTACAATATTCTTTGTTAGATTTTTTTGAAACAACAAAACTACCATCAATAATGTTGGCCATAGAAAACATTTGTGTAACGGTTTCTGGCTTATCAATAACAACTTTTATTTTGCCCGTTGTAAAGAAAACAAAACCCCTAAATGCTTGTGTAATTTGTTGAATTATATCTATTGCACTCGCAGAAGAATCAATAACAATATCAAGTCTTAATCTTTTACTACGAGTTCCTTCTATTAAAGTATCACAATATTTTGCACATTCTTTAAAAGAATCATATATATCAATATCATCTTCAGATATATAATTACCTAAACCGTAACGGCTATTTGTTAATAAATCTAATAAACACCATATCGGATTGGCACAGTATATTGTTGTAAAACTTGCTGATACACCAAGTTCGGAGCCATCTTGCAATAAACGATAACACCTGTCTTCGCTATCATAATAATATTCATCATAAGGAACATAAGTCCCATTTTGTAAATTATAAACATTAGGACACTTTATTTTTCTACCACGAACTACGGATGTTATTGTTGGAATATTATTTGAAATTTGTTCGGATGCTTTAATTGAAACAGCAAGCAAAGCAGTATTTGGATAAGTCAATGCCTTTTGTTTTATTTCATTTATTGTCATTATTTGACATTCACCGAAAGTATATTGATTATCCGGATCGTTTGTTGTCTTGATTACTCTTATATCATATTGGCCTTCGTCTAAATTAATTACTTTTACAACATTTCTATAAGCACTTCTTGACTTATAATCAAAAGTAATAGATTGTTCCGTATAATTTTCTTCCGTTATTAGTTTATAACCTATTTTGAGTGTTATAGCCCATGAATTATATGCCCCGTTATTATTTGTTGACCATATCCCTTGTGGAAAAAGCAAATTAATTTCAAAACCTGTTATTTTATCGTTATATGTTGTATAGTTGAAAGCAACATCTTTTTTCAATTTACTTGCTACTTGAAAAAAATTATTTATGTAATTAAAAATTTCTATTAAACTTTGACTTGCTAAACCTTTTCTTATTTGGAAATCCGCTACCGCATAGTTAGTGATAGGATTATCATCAATATAAACACCTGAAATATCGTCAACCTCTCCCTCTCCTAAAGCAAGTAACATATTAAGAGTTTGTTCGTTTTCTCCATAAACAACTTCCATTCCATAAAAAGAAAAAGTCCAAGAAGTTCTTAACGAACTACCTTGAGTTGAACCGCTATAAGAATTTAATATTTTAATATCATAATAATCGTTGTCTAAACCTGTTATATCTAATGTTTTTGTTGTTGAACTACTGCCCGTTAATTGTTGAAATGTAGTGTATCCGCTACCGCTTGTTTTTCTATAAGAAACAGTATAATTATAATAAGCACTTCCGGAGATAGTACAATTAAAAACTATTGAAATTCTTGTGGTTTTTATTAATGTTCTATATACAACATAAGATGATCCGCCGTAATTAGTCCATCTTTCATGTACTTCGTAGTTTTCTCCTTCAACTCCCGAAATGTTAAAATAACGAGTTGTTCCTGTCCCATTGGTAACACATAGATTGATGATGTTTCCGCCTACTTTGTTTTCTCCATATATTATTGCTAAAGGTAATCCTGCGGCTTGTGTATTCTCAATCCCATCCCATCCGTAAGTTGGAGAAGAGCCGTCAAGTTCATTTCCGGAAGATCCATAACTTGGTTTTCTTGCAAGTTTATTATATCCCCATGATAAAGCAGTAAGCCCAGCAGTAACATAAAAACTTGCGGCAACAGCAGGAAACAATATAGCACCAACAACAGATACGGCGATTGTTATACCAGCAATCCAATCTTCTTGTCCGGAAATAGCATATACAATAATAATTTCGTCGTTGTCTTCTGGCTTAATTTCTAAATTTTCTATTCTTTTACCATTTATAACTATTTTTAGAACTTTTATTTCTTCTTTAGCTTTTAAATCAGAAAAAATATTATTTACTATTTCATGTAATTTTTTATTTTCAAATTTAACTTGAAATTCTTTTCTATTTTTATTGTTAATAATGTTTGGTATCAACTTAATTTTTATCATTGTTTTAACCTATAAAAACCTACTATTTTGCTTTTTAATCTGTGCAAAGGTAAAAAAGTTACTCCATGTTTTTGTGTTGTTTGCATAACAATATTTTTCGGTAAAATAAGTCCACAATGGTTTACATGACCTTCATAATTCTTAAAAAAACAAATATCGTAGTCCTGCGGATGTTCAACTTCTCTCCATTGTTTGTAATAATTTTCAACAAAAAAATTATCTTTTTTATACCAATCGGCACAAAAATTTTTATTTTCTAAATCAAGTAAAGTTATTCCCAATTCTTCTTTATAAAAAATAATTACCAAGCCCCAACAGTCGCATCCGGAAAAATCTCTTCCATGCAATTGATAAGGAATCCCTAAATATTTTTGTTGTATGTTTTCAATATTTATCATACAGCATACACCTTCTTTGGCGGGATCGCAGGAAAACCGCCGAAATTAGATACATTATTTAATGCTACACAAGTATCAAAAGTTTTGTCGCAATGTCCTACTCCACTACCGGAGTATTTGCAACTACTATCTTTAAAAGTCCATTTGCAACTATTTTTAGTAAAAACTCGTTTTGGTAAACTCACACCTAAAACATCAAACTTTGTTGAAATGGTAAATACCGCATTTTTTTCGTTTATTTCGTAACTATCAATATAATATTTATCTTCAATTTTTGCGGTAGGAATATCTATTTTATTTTTAAAAACGGTTATAATTTTTATTTCCTTGCCTCTCATTTCAACTTCATTACAAAACTGTTGAACAAGTCTTGACACATTAGAAATAGTAATTTGCAAAGATTCTATTTCGGTATTAGAATTTTCGGAAATTTCACTATGAGAAATAGGAAAAGGATTATAAGTTTTATTATTGAAAGTTATAGGATAATCATTTGATACAAATCGCAAAATATCATTATCGGCAATTTTTATTTCGTATAAATTGTAATAATCTAAGGTTGCTTTGTTCTTTTCTTCTATAATATTATTTTCCGTTGGCCTCATTGTGTTACCTCTATAATTTTTACAGAATAGTTGTATAAATCATAATGCAATTTTTCTATTTCTAATTTATCTTCATTAAATCGAACTAATCTTTTTTCGTTATCATCCGGATTAGTCCAAAAGAAAGGTTCTAATTTCCCTTTTCTTGCCTCAAAAAAACTTTTAAACATTTCCATTTCTGTTTTAGGTCTTAATGTAAAAGAAAGAACCCATGCTCTTTTAGGATTATCTCTTTTAGATCTCCTTTGTTCGGAACCGTTTTCAAATTCAGATACCAAAGTATTGTATTCGATGTTTTGCGGTATAGCATTATCCGGAATAAAAGAAAAAGTTTCAGGCATTTTTTACCACCTTCCTTAACGAAGAATTGCTTTGTATTGCATTTTGTATGATAGCTGTTATCATATTTCTATTTCTTATAACATCTTTTGCATCCCAAGTTTGTAAATTTATAACAATAGGTTGGCTTTGCTCTGTAGGAACATTACCCGCATTAATAGCATCAAGCCCAGCTTTACCGATTGCATTCATACCCCTTCTTGAAACGACTCCCTCGCCTTTTTGAAGTCTTACATCAACCTCATCAAAAGCCCTTCCGGTATGTGCTAAAGGTATATATCCGCCTTGATGTTTTGTTCCCATATAAAACTTTGTGAATCCGCTATTTGCTCCAAATATTCCGGAAAGTGAAGAAAATACTAAATATTGTGCAATCATATTTGCAATCATTCTTAATATAGAATTTGCAAAATTAGAAAAAGCATCTTCTAATTTATCAAGTTGACCTGTAAAAATAGCATAAAAAGAATCTCCAAAATATGATTGAATTGTATTGATTGTTTGATTTGCGATTTCTTTTCCGTAAGCTGCAAAATTTTCCATTTCTCTTTGTGCATCTTTCAAGCCGTTTACAAATCCGGATATAAAACCTTCGTTTGGAAGTTCTAATTCCTTTCTTACTTCTTTTAATGAAGAAATAAAACCTTCTACTTTTTGTTTTGCAGTATCAATAGCTTTTCCAACATATAACACACCATCAGCAATAACACTTTTTCCCGTAGTCATTTTTTCGTAAATATCATTTATTGTTTGTTCACTTGCTTCGGTTTCTACTTTTGACATATATTGCAATTCTTCCGTAACACTATGAATTGCTTTTTTGATTCCGCCAAAAACAAAATCACCGCCCGGAATAGCCGAAATAAACTTATCTAAAGCAACTTCGAATTGATTTATTGCAACCGCAAAAGAATTAAAAAAAGTAGCACCTAAATCGTTTATTTGTGCCTTTAATGACAATAAACCGACTTCAAAAGCTACTAATGTAGGTTTTATTACTCTATTGAAATAATCGTTCCAATCCGTTGCAAATTTATAAGATACATAAGCAAGCCCTGCAAAAAGTCCTATTATTGCGGTTAATGCAGCTATCCAAGGATTTGCAAAAGCAACAGATGCTAACGACATCATCATTTTTGCAATACTTGCTGTTAAACTCACTATTCTTGCCGTTAAATTCATAACTACACCAGAAAGAGCCATTATTCCGGCAGTAACCGCTGCAACTCTTATAATCTTATTTCTTAATGCAGAATCTAAATTATTAAACTTTACAACTAAATTTGTTGTAATGTTGGCCAAGTCTTTATATACAGGTAAAACAGCATTTGCAATTTCATTTTGCAAAACAACAAAAGAGTTCGATAGTTTTCTGTTTGTATCGGAAATTTCAGTATTATATTTGGATGCAGTAGATATGGCCACACCCAAAGCACCAGTAACAACACTTCCCACCATTGCCAAATTGGTTGCGACTTGTCTTGCTTGTCTTGATACCTGTTGCAATTTGTTTAATCGTTCAGTTATTTTGCCGATGCTCTGTTCTAACCTGCTCATAGATGCATCAGTTTTGCCTTTTGCTGTTATTTCAATATTGAAATTTTTATCGCCCACCATTTTTTTGTATCCTCTTTCTTTCGTTTTCCTCTATTTCCGATAAAACTTTTTCTATAATTGCACAAAAATCAAAAAACTTTTGTGGCTGGTCTTGCCATGTTCCCGGATTAGGAAGAAAACCTTTTTTATACTGACTAAATGCTTGTATCCGGAAAATTTCTATCATCGTTACAAATCTTCTCGGACATCCGTTTGTTTTTATACCTGCTAAAGAACAATCTGCATTTCCCGAACAACCTCTTGCCTTTTTAAGCCCTTCTGTGCAATTTAGGCAATTTATTCCCTCATGCTGACAATAAATTGCCAAAGTTAGTTTTTTTCTTCATCACCAGACACTTTATTTAAGTTCATAATCTCGTTGTAAATTTCTGTTAAAATATCAAATGGCAACAAATCTATATCGGATATAGTCGGATTTTCAATATCAACTGCTTTTTTTTCTTTTTCCGAATAGATATTTTTTATTTTTTTTACACCTGCTAAAACGGTCGGAACTATTGTTTTCATT